TCAAAGGCTGTAGAAGATATCAAGAACACGATTGATGGCGTAGAAAAGCGTGTCGATGCAGTAGAATCAGAGACTGCAATTAAGAAGTCCTCAGACCTTGGCGGGTCTCAGGAAGTAACAATCAAAAAATCAAAGTGGAACGGTTCTTTCCTCGGTTCCGTAACAGAATTAATTAAATAAGGTAGGTGAAATATAATATGAGTAATGAAACATTAGAAAAGGCAATCGCAGCAGGCACAACTGCTACAGGTACCTTCACTTCTTCTGGTAGCACTGTAACAGGTGTTCACGTAGGACAAGAAGCAGGTAACGGTGGTCTTTTAAATGCAGAACAATCAGCCCGCTTTTTAGATTATATGTTCGACGCAACCGTAATTGGAAAAGTCGCACGTACAGTCAGAATGAGAAGCGATACAGCAGAGATTGATCGTATGTCCGTTGGTGAGAAGCTTATGACTCTCGCAACAGAAGGAGATACAACTGGCTCAAACGCAGCAGTTACTTTCTCAAAGATCTCTCTTTCAACAAAGAAACTTCGCTTGAACTGGGAGCTTTCAACTGAGTCTCTAGAAGACAATATTGAAGGTCCAGATCTAGAAGATCACATTGCCCGTTTGATGGCAACACAAGCAGGTAACGATATTGAAGACGTAATCCTTAACGGAAATACATCTTTGTCTAGCGATGACCTATACAAGTCATTTGATGGCGTTGTAAAGAAGGCCAAGGCTAGCGGACACGTTGTAGCTGGTGCAGGCGCAGGAGTATCTCGTGAGCTTTTCAACAAGGCTCTAAAGGCACTTCCACGTAAGTACAAGCAACGTCGTGGCGACCTTCGCTTCTTGGTAGGTTCAAACCTAATCCAAGATTTCCTATATGCTAACAGCATTGGAACAAACCAGACAATTCCACAAGATATCGCATCAAGCGTTATCCGTGGCGCAACTCCAGGACTTGGTGGTCCAGCAGGATATGTAGCACCATTCGCATTTGGTATTCCAATTGTTGAAGTTCCTATGCTAAAAGAAGCACAGGATGGTACATATTCAGGCGAGACTGGCGATCACGGAGATATCCACTTGACATTCCCAAATAACGTAGTTATTGGTATCAAGCGTGATGTAACCGTCTATCGTTTCTTCCAGCCACGTAAGGACTCAATCGAGTACACAATGTATACTCGTGTTGGCGTTCAAATCGAGCAGGCAGACGCATGGGTAGTTGTTAAAGACGTTAAGATTGCTTCCTAATTAATAGGATTTAGATCTGCTAAAAGCCCCCTAAATTAATTTTTGGGGGGCTTTTCATTTTAATTTAGTAATGCTATAATTGTTTAGAGTAGAAATAGGAGATATATATGTCATTTGAGACATTAAAAGTATCTGAGATAAAAAAGATTGCAGAAGATTTTGCAGTTGATACAGATGGTCTAAAGAGTAAGGCCGATATCATTGCCGCCCTCGCAGAAGAAGGCGTAACTTGGTCTGTATATAACAAGACCATGGACAAGATGGAAGAAGAAGATATGACCGTAGAAATCCTGCCTAAGTTTGATCCAAAGGCGGAACAGCCAGAAAACACAGTATTAGTAAGAATGACTAGAGATAACTTTAGATATGATATTATGGGATTTACGTTCACAAAAGAGCACCCATTTATTGCAATGAGTAATGAAGCAGCGCAAGCAATTTTTGATAAGGAGGAGGGCTTTAGATTAGCAACTCCAAGGGAAGTCCAGGAGTACTACAACTAGTCTACGCCTCTTAAATGGCAGAAGTATTAGTAGGTTCACAATCTCCAGTAACACATAAAGTGTTCTGGAACGGAGATGTTGCAGACGCAACCTCTGCACCAGTTGTCAAAATTTATGACGTAACAAATGATCCAGCAGTAAGTCCTGCGATTGCTTCGACCACGCTTTTGACAACAATTACATCAACCCTGGATGAAAACAATCCAGGAACATATACAATTAACGTCCCTTATGCATATACCGACAGAAACAGAACTTTAAGACTTAAGTGGGAATATGCAGTTAGCGGAACATCTGTTGTTAAAACTGAAGACGTTTTTGTTGTAACTCCTTACGTTGATTTTAATCATATTCAAGATATGGGCTTTGCGTCAGATTCATCTGACCCAGGATATAAGTCATATTCAGATTTAATTAAAGCAGAAAAATATGCTCGTAAACAAATTGAAGGTTATACAGGACAGTACTTTTATCTATATGATGACGTGTATGTTGTATACGGATATGAGTCAGATACTCTACCACTTCCTGCCAAGATCAACTCTTTGCAAAAGCTATTTGTAAAAGATATTTTACTTATAGATAATTTGTCTAGCCCAGCAGTCAACAACTGGGGATTAGCAGTAAATATATCTGAAACAAAATTTGGTCTTAGAGTTGACAGGTCTAGCACACTAGACAACGCTGTCTATATCGCAAACGGAATGGTGCCTCCAAGCATTCATGATTACTCTGGAATATTCCAGTCTGGTATTCCTTATAAAGTTCAAGCAAGATTTGGATGGAGCTCTGTTCCTGAGAATGTAGAACAAGCGGCAGCAGAATTAATGAAAGACTACTTCTCTAAAGATACAATGTGGAGAAACAAATACGTAAAGAACATATCTACATTTGACTGGGACTTTGAATATACAGGAGATGCCTACACTGGAACAGGTAATGCATATGCAGACAACCTATTAGCAGATTACGTCTTAACAGCTAAAGCAGAGATTATATAATGAATAGCATCGTAGACTCTGTCTTGTCTATGAACTTGGATGTATATAGACAGTCTGAGATTCAAGATACCGACACAGGGGCAATAGTCAGAGAATGGAATTTTTATAAAACTGTTCCCTGCCACGTTAAAGGAGTTATTAGCAACTCTGCTACTACCCGCTCTAGCGATAAGCAGATATTTTCAAATAAGTATTTAAACGATCAGGTTGTTCAAGTTAGAACAGCAGAGAAATTAACTGCCAGAGAAAAAGTTACAAACATTAGAGACTCAGAAGGCAACACCATTTGGAATGAGATCAATTATCCAAATGAGACTCCAACAGTATTTGAAGTTATGGGAACAACTCCAGTCACAGATCCGTTTGGTCGTGTGATTGCATATAACTCATCTATGAAGAGATCGGAGAACCAGCAAATTGGACAATAGCGGAATGTTGGTTCAAGCAGCAAGCGGACTCGAAAGAATGATGTACGCAAATCAAAACGGACCTTTAAAAGACAGCACAGTAGCTCAGATATCAGCCTATGTATATTATGAAGCAGCAGTATTGTCCAAGCTTACAACGAATGTTCAATTCAAGGCATTGTTTACAAAAACAATATTTGATCAAATAAATTTAGACTTTGGGAATTATATAGATGCATTGGCAAGGTCAAAACCTAAATCCCTGCATCATGTTTATGAATGGAAAAAGACTGGAAATAAGACCGCAAGACTTTTTAAATTAAATAAAATATCAGAAGACGGACTATCATTTAGACTAAACTACGAGTTTTTGCCATCAAGATCTATGGTTCCTGGTGCGAGTGGAAAACGTAGACATATGTTTGCAAACAAGGCTTCAGTTATGGAAGCAGGAAAACCTTTGGTTATTAGACCTAAAAATGCAGAGCGTTTAGTCTTTGAAATAGATGGAGAAACAGTGTTTATGCCTAAAGGCAAATCTGTAACAGTTAGACGACCTGGTGGGTCTGGCTCAACTAATCAATTTACTTTGGCTCACTCAAGATTTTTTAGCGGTAACTTAGTTAATGCTTCAATTAAAAGTTCTGGATTTCAAAGAATATTTAATTCAAGCATGAGCAAGGCGCTTAGAGTTCCTTCTAATATCAAAAAAGTTCAGTATTCCTTTTCACCAAATTTAATTAGATCTCAGGCAGATTCCGCATTGGCGGCTTCATTTGGAGGTGTAATGTGACGGCTAACTATAAGCTAGATGCAATGCTAGAGCTTCGCAAGTATTTATGGAAAGAGTTGTATACTCGTAATATATTTGACGAGGACGAATATTGGTCAGATAACTTAAATGAGAATATTGTCCCAATTATCCCAGTTCAGCAGGCGGCTGAAATGAATCAGTTCTTGAGCGGCAAGAAGCATATAGTCTATGACAAGATCGGAATGTCTTATGAAGACAATTGGCTAATTTGCTGTGAGCAGATTATGTTTACCCTATATTCAACATCAGTGGCGGATATAAATGAGATCCGAAACTATATGACTGATGAGTTTAGAAGGATGGATGAGTCTGCCAAAGATATAAACAAATGGACAGATCTGTCAAATAAATTTAAATTTCATAGCATATGGATAGCAGATATTTCTCCAACCGCCCCGTCAGAAGAACTTCAGGGATTCTTTTCGGCAGAGGTCATACTGGAGATCAAATATTCCAGAATCACAGACAACGTAGGCAGATTCCTCTAGGGTTTGCCTTTTTACCCATTATGGAATAAACTTATCCTAAGAGGAAAGAAGCCTAGCCAGCTTCGATTTAAGATTTTAACATATATATATATATTGAAATATAGGAGGTAAGAAAACTATGGCACAATCCGTAGGTAATGCTAAAAATATTCTCGTCGGTGCATCTCCGTTGTTCTTGTCAACAATTGACGTTAACGACGCAGATTACATCACAAACGCAGAAGCAGGCGTAGCAATTGCATCAGGCTCAGGAACAGTAGGAGTCCCAGCATTTGCAACAGGCGTATCATACACATCAACACTAAATGCTGTTGATCAGGAAGCAGGAAAGTTTGGATATCGTAACGTTGGTTTTACTAACAACGGTCTTCAGATCACCTATAACCCAACATACGATTCAGTAACCGTTGACCAGTTGCTTGATACAGCTAAGCTGTTCAAGTCAGCAATGGAAGTTATGATTGCAACAGAAATGTCAGAAGGTACTCTTGAGAACATTGCAACAGTATTTGGACAGGCAGCATCAACTCTAGCAGATAACGCACTTGCTGGAGCACAAAATGTTAAGACTCTCGGTCTAGAGGCAGGTGCACTTGGTGCAGCTCCAACAGAGCGTCAGCTAATTGCAGTTGGACAGGCTCCAACAGCGTCTTCAACAACATCTGAGCGTGTATATTATGCACGTCGTGTATTGTCAGTACAACAGTCACAATTCTCACTTGCTCGTACAACTCCAACCACATTCCCAGTAACATTCCGTCTTCTACCAGATGCTGCTTATGCAGGATCTGAATACGGTAAGATTATTGACCGTGTCTTGGTAGCATAATAGATTTAATTTATTAGCTATTCTGTAAAACCCCCAATTTATTGGGGGTTTTACGTTTGTATTAGTATATTCTTTTTAGTATAATGATTATGAATAGATCCTAGGAGGACCTAAATTGGCAACAACAGTATATGACGTAGAAGAGGTAACGCTACAAAACGGACAGACCGTAAAGCTTAAGCCACTTTCAATTAAAGAACTTCGTAAGTTCATGATTGCAATTAAAAAGACTGGGGAATCCCAGACAGAGGATGAAACACTAAACATCCTTATCGACGCTTGTGCAATTGCACTAGAAAAACAGCTACCAGAATTAGTAGCAGACAGAGATGCATTTGAAGATGCAATCGATGTTCCAACAATGAATCGCATTCTTGAAGTTTGCGGAGGGATTAAGCTTGACGACCCAAACCTTCTAGCGGCAGCGGTTCTGGCTGGGCAGAACTAGACTTAGCCGCTTTAGAAGGAGAACTTTTTCTTTTAGGACATTGGAAGAATTACGATGAACTTGAAGAAAATTTATCAATGCCAGAGCTTATAAATACTTTCCAGGCTTTAAAGAAAAAGGAACATGCAGACAGAAAATTTGTTGCATCTTTAAAAGGAGTAGATATAGGGGAGTTTGAAGAAAACAGTAACAAGGGTTCTAGTTTTGAAGAGATAGAGTTGAGAGCAGCAGGAATACATGCTAACCCCAACGATGTTGTTTCACTACAAGGAAGATTCGCAGCGCAGGCTGGATTCGGAATTGGAGAAGGACTAGGATACGTTAAGGAGTAACCTGAATACAAATGGCTGACGAAACAATCAGTACACGAATAGTCGCTAATGCCGACTTCTCAGCTCTTATTGCCGATGTGCATAGAGTTACGGCAAGCCTATCAAAATTACAGCAAGAACTAGCTAGCTCAAATAAGATGCTGGCAAATCAAATTGCTGTAATGAATCGTTCCTTTTCAGATACCCTTAGAAGCACTGGTCAATACTCTACACACTTTGTAAGCTTACAGTCAGATGTTGAAAAGTTTGGTAAAAATCTTGACGGTGGAAAATTAAAGTTAAATCAATACTTTAATACATTTAGAGATCAAGCAAGAACATCTGGCGGACTTATAAGAGATTTAGCAAAACAGCAAGTAGCCCTACAAAATTCAGTATTACAACCGCTAGGCAGAAACGCACAAGGACTTATGCAGTTCAATGTGCATGTTCCAAGAGGGCTAGATGAAGTAAAAAATAAAACCGCCATAGCAAGACAAGAGCTTCAAATTATGAATAAGGTAATCCAGGATGGCGCTGGACAACTTATTAACTGGGGTAAGAATACTCAGTGGGCAGGTCGTCAGTTAACAGTTGGTTTAACAGTACCACTCGTAGCATTTGGAACGGCTGCATCTAAAGCATTTAGAGAAGCAGATCAAGAGTTAGTTCGTTTAACTAAGGTGTACGGAGATGTTGCAGGAACTTCAGCAGCAGAATTAGGAAAAGTTAGAGACGATGTATCAAAAACTGCAAAAGAAATTTCTGCAGCAATGGGTGTTTCATTTAAAGAAACAATCGGCCTCGCAGCGGATATTGCAGCAACTGGTAAAACTGGAGACGAGTTACTGGGTTCAATTAAAGAAACAACCAGACTTGCGGTTCTCGGTGAAGTAGATAGACAAGAAGCCATGAAGGCTACCCTTGCAATTCAATCAGCATTTAAGCAAAATACAGATGAACTTTCAGAATCAATTAACTTTCTTAACGCAGTTGAAAACCAAACCTCAACAACTCTTAACGATTTAGTAGAAGCAATTCCAAAGGCTGGTCCAGTAATTAAGGGACTCGGCGGAAGCGTACAAGATCTTGCCTTATACCTAACTGCTATGCGTGAAGGTGGTATTAATGCATCTGAAGGAGCAAACGCTTTAAAGTCAGCACTCGCATCTTTAATTAACCCAACAGATGTTGCAGTAGGTAAATTTCAAACTTTAGGAATAGACCTTTTAGGAATTGTAAATAATAACGCTGGAGATTTAACTGGAACATTAATGACGCTACAAGCAGCGTTAGATAATTTAGACCCACTTCAAAAACAACAGGCAATTGAGCAGTTGTTTGGTAAGTTCCAGTTTGCTAGATTAAATGCTTTGTTTGAGAATCTAGGAAGACAAGGAAGCCAGACCCTACAAGTACTTGATCTAATGAAGGCATCTTCAGAAGATTTGGCGGCAGTAGCTGGTCGAGAATTATCAGCAGTAACAGAATCAGCATCTGGTAAATATCGTAGAGCGATAGAAAGTTTAAGGGCATCTTTGGCTGAGGTCGGAGAACAATTCTTAACAATTAACACTGTGCTTATTCAAGTAATTGATAAAGTTGTTCAGTTTGCAAATAATTTACCAGGCCCAGTAAAACAAGTACTAGCATTGGCAGGCGGATTTACAGCAGTAATTGGTCCAGTAATTATGTTAACTGGTGTACTTGCAAACTTCTTTGGATATATTCTAAAGGGAATTTTCCACATGAAGGCGTTCTTTAAAGGCGGAGAGGGCTGGAAGTATTTAACACCAGAAATGCTTGCTGCAGAAAAAGCAGGAAGATTAGTTGAACAATCATTTTATAGTGATGCAAAAGCAGCAGCAGTATTAAAACAGGCACTAGGTAATTTAATTGATGAATTTTCAATACTAGAAGCAAAAGCAAAAGCTGGAGCAATGAGTGTCAACCCAGCAGTATCAACAATGGCTGGCAATCTTGTCATGGCTGCAGGCGGACAAAGAGTGGTAAATCCAAATCATCCACTAGCTGGTGCACAAGGAACAAGAGCAAGTTCACACATGGTCCCACGATCTGGAATGACTGAGGCACAAAGACTTCAACAGACTATGTTTGGAATGGTTCCTGGATCAATTCCAGTAAATCAAAAAATTGGTCAAAACCCACAAATTTATATGGACGACGCTTTACCAAATGTTCCTGGACTTACAACAATTAATGGTGTGTCAACAGGTATAGTATCTGGAGAAGCCGCTAGATGGCATTCAATGATGGCTACGTTGGGAATGCAGTCAAAGGCAGAAATTGAAAATCTAAAGAAAACAATTGCAGCAACTGG